CTGACAACATCAGTCGGGTACGAGGTAGCGCCCGGAAGACGGGGAGCGATGGGGATCGAGTGATCACCAGCCGAAGAGGTCGTAATGCGCTTGAAGTCACCCTTCTTAAGGATGTTCGTCGACAGAAGCTCGTTAGCCGCAGTCGCCGTCGAGATGGCAAGAGTACCGGGGACATCAGCCGAGGTACGAGCAGTCGAAGCATTAAGATGCTTGGCAGTCTGCTTGTAGCCGGTCATGTAACCAAAGATTTCTTGGTCAAAGTTGTCCTTCAGACGATAGCCAGCCTGCGAAGTAGCCATCTCCAGCCAGTTGACATGCGACATCTGCTCTTCAATGTCATCAATCTTGAAGGCGTAGTAGTTAGCCTGATCAATCGTGAGAGTGAAGTCTTCGTCGATGATATCCTGAGTCTGGATCTGAGTACCACGGAGGTACGAGCTGACGCTAATGGTCGGCTCTTTGATGATCCTTACCGAGTCACCAAAGTTAGAAATTTCACCGAAGTAGTCGGTGTTAGTGAGAGCCTGTACAACGGACTCTTTACGGAAGGCAAGCTGAGCCTTCTTCGAGTAGATTACTGGGGACCAAACGCCATTAGGCAGTTGGTTATGACCAGATGCGGACGGAAAAGCCATTATAGTTTCCTTTGTGTTGAATTTAGAATAGATGCTAGAACGACGATCAACACTTAAGGGCCTTAAAGCTGGGTATCAGATAAACTGGGCCAATCTTATATTTGGGTATCTTATGTTGTTTATAGGCAATAAGGGAAGAAAAGACTAGCTTTTGGCCTTATCGCGCAGCACCAGAGATATCATACTCAAAACGACCTGTTCTAATCGCTTCTGCGATAGCAGTTTCATTTTTTTCATACCAATGGATAGAATTACTATTAATCATGCTCTCTGAGAACAGTGGAGTTGTACCAGTGTCTGGAGCAGATGTAGAACGAGTACGAACAGACCTAGCAGCCTCTTTGTCTTCGTCAATAGGTTTAATCCCTTTAACTCTCTTGTAGATGCCAAGGGCCTCAATTACATCCTCTGGGTCAGCAGAGTCGTAAATCATTCTCTGAATTGCAGGACGCTGTGTCTCTGCCCAATCATGGAATGCATCATCAGTAACAATTTCATCGTAATCAGGATGCTTCTTACGAATAGCCTGCTCTTGCTTGTCTCGGGTCAACTCTGAAAGTTGAGTGTCGATTTCAGTAGCACGCTTGCTAACCTGTTCACTAGCCAATGCCTGAATAATTGCTGTAGCTTGTGGGTTCTTTTCAGCCCATTTCTTAATATCTTCAGCATTAGAAGGAATTGCTTCACTACCTTTTGCCAACTGAGCCTTTAGGTCTTCAATCTCCTTCATCAGCTTCGTTTCTTTCTTAGCTGCATGACTGCGGAGATGACCATATCGGTCCTTCCAAGTAGCATCCTCAGGGTTTGCTGGGGTTTCTACAGGGGCAACAAGTGGTTTAGTCTCTTCTTTAGTTTCTACCTTAGTGAGCTGATCAGCTTCAAGAGCTTGAATTTCAGCCTCAATTTCCTCAGCAGAACCTCTTCGGATAATAGGATTTGTCATTATAATTCCTTATGGGGTGGGTGTATAACACCCAGTTGCCAATTTATTTCTTACGACGCTGGACGAGCCCACCTTGTTTATAAAGTCCACCAGAGGCCATAGAGCCTTCAGAGGGGCCTTTACTTGGGTCTCTACCTAAGTCACTACCCATTCCATAACCTCCCCCACTGTATTGTGAGTCTTTGGTGGAACGACTAGCATTTTGTTCTGCTGTAAAACCGGGGGTAGCAGAACGAGGGGCACCAGTAGGCTGATTACGACTACTGACTGTTACTTGAGGGGAAGCCGCAGCTTTGTCACCACCCAAGAAATTCGAGAATTGATCAAATACATTGCTTAAACGTTCAATGGGATTAAGGTTAAGCCCAGACTGTTCACTCATTTGTGATTTCAAGCTTTCTCTTGTCGTAGAAAGCTGTACTTTTTGTTCAGCAGAAAGGGGAGTACCTTGAGGGTCTACACCAGTTTCTAGCATTTGATCCATTAAATGCGCTGTTTGTTTATCTAGATACTTTTCTCTAGCTTTCATTGCAATACCGCCCATAGGCATTGCTGAAATCATACCTTTGATAGCCTTCTCTCCAACACTACCCTTACTCTTTTCAAAGTTTATGAAGTCTTGATAACTCCAATCATTAGGGCTTCCTGCTAGTGGGGACTTACCATTAGTTCTTTCGTTAGTGGAAGGGTCCCTTTTTGCATTAGGGGAATTACTGTCAGCAGGAGAGGCTACTCTATCCATAGGATTTGGGGCTTTAGCACTCACTTCTGTAGGACTCTTCTCTGTGTAACCAGAAGGTACCTCCTGTTGAGGCTCTCCGTACATGTAGGGGATGTACATAATATCCCCATTAGAGTTCTTAAACTCTTTAATACCAGTGAACTCAGGATCAACATTGCCACCTCCTACTAAACCACCTTCAGCAAACTGTTGAGGAGTTTGATCAGGAAGAGCTTGTAAATCTTCGTCATCCACCATTGCTAGCTCAGCAGGGTCAAAGGGTAGTTCCCCCTCTTCGGGGGCTTCTCCACCCATCCTACCAGCATCTTCCATCTTGGAAAGCTCTTCTTTAGCTTTAGACACAAGCTTCTCAAGCTTATCCAAACCAAGGAAACGAACAACGTTAGCAGGGATAATATACTCATTTTCAGATGCCATGATAGGAACATCATCTCTAACATCTTTAGCAACCCCTCCGGGGGGAATTTCATTACCACTTACAGGGTCTTTAGCCATAAGAATTACTCTTCTTCCGGTTTAGGTCAGAAGGTAATATCTGAAGGTTCCACGGAACGTGGAGGCCACATACAGTCTTACCCCTAACAGGGATTATATGGTCAACTTGGTACTGATCACCAGAGAGATTTTGTAATTCTTTGGCTAAATCGTAAAAATTAACAATTTCTTGTAATTGCTTTTCAGATAGCCACTTAGGAGTGGCTCCATTTTTAGCAGATTTATAAGCAGCTTTTAAAGCATTTCTATGACCGGGTTTATTTTTACGCCACAGTCTTGATCTAATTTTAGCAGCTTCTCTATCCACATTAACCAAACCTAAATCACGTCTCTTTTGGGCTTGAGTTGCTAAACACATCTTACAAGCATAATGAAAACCTCTAGATCTATCTTTTCGAGGAGAAAATTCTGAACTCTCTTTTTCTGTTTTGCAGGCAGAACAGGAAAATATCATTATGTCACCCTCGCTAGCCATGATAGGAACATCATCAGCTACATCAGACGGCTTAGCGCCGGGCGGGAGTTCTTCATCTTCCATTGTTGTCTCCAAAATAAGGCTCGGTCATTATACCTTCAGACTCTTGTGCTGCTATACCATAGTCAGAAGCTTTCTGTTTCCAACGCTCTTTAACCGCGGTTTTAAGATTATCAATCATACCTTGAATACCCTCTTCAGTCCACTGTTCCTCAGCAGGGTTGTCATAATCCTCCCAAGGCATTCTAGTTTTTCTTTGTTCTGAAGTGAGGTTTCTTCGTTTTAATGTAGCGTTAGCTTCTACTTCACCAGCATTTTGTCTGTAGTTGGTGTAATCGTCCTTATCCATAAACTTGAAAATAGGCTCAAGTTCTGGCATAATAGGCTTTAAGGTGTGGGTAAGATCAGAAGCTCTTTGAAGTTCTTCTCTAAGTTCTGCCCTAAGCTCGTCTATGCTCTGTTTTGGAGCAGGTGTACCACCACCAACACTTCCCCAACCTTGAGGGTTTTCAGCATTAGTTTTTGCTGCCCTAATACTATTATCTAGTGACTCAATAACATCCCTAGTTAACATAAGGTCCAAAGCCTCTTTAGGCAGGGCGTCTTCAAGATCTCTTTTAATCTCTGAGACGTGAGGAAGACTACTACCTCTAGAAAACCCTTCTTTACTCTGTACAGCGTGCTGCATTTCATGAGAGAGGGTATCTAACAAATCCTTAGCAGTGGGGCCTTTAGCATCTATATACTTGCCTCCAGTGTGACTTCCACCCCATCTTTCAGCTTTTTCAATCTTACTGGAATAAGGATCTAAGATGTCAGTGTCGTAGGCTTTCTGTAGTTCTGGATGCTCTATGAGGCCCTTTGTATCAGCGAATAGAGCAGTGTCTTTACTGTTAGGGGAAAGAAGCTCGTCAATAGCAGGCTTACCAGCATCGGTAAATCCCATATTCTCATCACTTACTTCAAACTTCCAATTACCATCAGGAGCCTTAAACCAACCAGTTTGAGCCCAGATGTCTTCAGCAGTCTTGCCCTGTTGGGCCATAATGTCTGCATTGTCAAGCTGACGAACAGGAGCTATTTTAGATCTAGTACCTAAGAACATACCTAAATCTGCCTCAGGGGTAACAGCTCCACTAACCCCCATACCACCTAATCCTACATTAGCAGCAAAGTCTGTAGTTTCTTGTGGAGTGGGTTGATAGCCTTTTAGAACGTCACGAGGTAGAGTGAAGGTGTTAATAGCATCTTCCATCCATTGAGGAAGAGCCCATTCTAACCCCTCTTCAGTTTTCCTGAATGGCAGAATATTTCCCCTATTAGGGTCATTACGTCTAGCTTCTCTTTCGTCTGCTATACGCTCCGCTTCATTCAGGTAAACTTTATCAGCCATTATTAACCTCATTAAGTTTAGCAAATCTACCAAACAACTGTGTAGCTTTTATATTATAGGCTATAGCAGCCTCTAAATCAGTGTCATACTGTCCAATATAAATTACTTTTTTATTATAAGAAATTTGAACTTGCCAACGATTAGACTTTTTAACAAACGCCACACCTTTAAAAGGACTTTTAGATCTTTTATTAGGTAAACGATTATGTGAATTTTCTAACCTTGTTGCTAGTCTTAAATTAGTAATTTTATTATTATCCCTTACTCCATCAATGTGGTCAATAAAACCTTTTGGCCACTCTCCATAATACAAAAACCAAGCTACCCTATGAGCTAAATACATTTTGTAATTAAATTTAAATTGTATATAACCATGTTTGTGTTTAGAGTTGATTATAGATCCAGCAGGGGCATTACTATTTCGACTCACCTCCCAAACTAATTCTCCAGAGGTTGGATTATATTTTATATAATTACTAATTTCTGGGGTCATTAATTTCCTCACGTAGGGAAAGAAGTTTTTTAAGAGCCATAATTTGTCCTTGAATACGATATACCTCTTCAAGGGCCGTGGCTTGTTCTAGTTGCCTATGAGAGTGAGCAATCTTATCTCTTAGATTATCTTGAAAAGCTTTGTACAACTCAAAATTATTAACTAGGTTCTTTAACATTTTTACCCCGTGTTGGCAGAAAACCCAGCGGTTCCGGGCGCAGGAGCACTACCAGAGCCCATTGTACCACCACCACTGTTAGGACCACTCTCTATACTAGTTCCTCCCATACCCCCTGTAGGAGCCCCTGTGGGGGCCTGTGGAGCCCCTTCTTGAGGAGGAGCTACCGCTGCCATAGCCTTAAGGACTTCAGCCTGTAGGGCCGCGTCTGGGAGGCTGTTGGTGACAAGATCAGGGTCAATGTCGAGAGTCTTAGCAATCTGACGAATAAGAACGTCAAGCTTAGCAAAAGGAGCAAGCATGGGATTACTACCAACAAGCTGCAAGAACTGCATAAGACGTTGAGACATAATCTCTCCAGCCATTAAGCTTTCTGTAGCTCTAGCGTTAATCTCCAGATCACCCTTAATAGAGGGGTCATGATCGAACTGCATATTGAATGCGAAGAAGGCTTTACCTAAAGGTCCAATCAGATAGTCGTCAAGGTTCTTTACCACTGTACGAATGCTACCATTAGCAGCATCCATAAGCATACTGATACCAGAAGCTGTTCTACCTACTCCCATCACTCCAGTTTGACCTTGAGCATAAGAGGGAAGACCAGTGCTTTCATCAGCTAACACTCTAGCTTTGTCAAACATCATCATATTCTGTTGACTGACATTAGGGAACTGTGTACCAAAGATGGCTTGTCCCGGAGGACCACCCCTACGTCTGAAGATCTTACCGGGATAAATGTCCATATCTTGGCCATCTACTAGATTATCTTCGTCAACTTCAATAAGAAGGCTACCAGAGAGAGCTGCGTTATCTACTGCCATACGCATGAAACCATTCATGAGAATTTGAGTATCTTCCATATTTTCAGCAACACCTATACCAAAGAACGAATAGGGGTTAAGCTCATAAGGAGCAGCATAGTAAGGAATACGAGCAGGCTTAAAGGGGTTCATAACCATACGAATAACGTGATTATTACAAACCCAAATGTTAACACCAACCTGATCTAAGGAGTTCATAGTGGCAGGGATACGAATACCCTTTTCTCTAAGAAGTTCTACAGGAACAAATCCCCAGAACTCTAAGGCTTCGTACCTTTCAGTTTCTGGGCTAGCACTACCACTTTCCATTGCATCCTCCCAATACTTTTTAATGTAATCAGGGCCATCAAGAATGGCTTTAGCAATGGAGTCCTTAATGAAATAAGGACGCTGTTTAAGGGCGTTTAAGTTGGTACGAGAGAGTTTATGTCTCTCCACAATCCATTCAACTTCATCCATATTAGCAGCATCAGGGTCAGGATAAAAATTCCATACACTAACATGACTGCACATAGGGAAAGTCTTCATAAGGGGTGTGTACTGTCCAGCCTCATCCCACTTTGCATACTCTTTATCAATAGCAAAGGGGCCTTTCATGACGCCTGTACCAAAGAGAGCAAGATCAAAAGCAGCACTACGAAGATGCTTATTAGCATTACCTTCGTCTAACTGATCGTGGATCTTCTTTTCCATCTTCTTAGCAGCTACAAGAGCTGGATGGAAAGTAACAGCAGTGGCTGTAGTGCCCGGACCTTCTACAAGCTTATCCTTTACAGGGTCCAGCTTCTCAGTGAGGGGGCCAAGCTTCTTTAAATCGAAGACTGTAGCTCCGGGGGCTAACGGGGGACCATCCCTAGTTCCAAAAGGGGACACAGGAGGAGCAGTACTAGGAGCAGGAGTAGAAGGAGGAGGTCCTTGAGGATCAAATGAAACACTGTCTACAACCCCATCAGGAAGCTTTGTGTTATCAATAGTGAGGGGGAACTTCCCAGCCCCGAACAGCACTTCTACAATTTGTCCGTAAGCACCTAAAACCTTAGTCTTGGTGACTTTAACAAACACCCTAGATTTTTCACTCTCAGTAAATTGAGTATCTGGCCCGTATTCACCTTTAAAGTTTCTGTAAGCTAGGAGCATCCTTGCTTCGTCTGCAAGACGAGCGTCTTCAGCTCTCCTAAAACGTTCTTTTACATAACTTACAACCTGATCAACAGGCTCTTTAGCACTTTTTAGAGCTTCTACAGCGTCTGTCTCAAAAGGCGTCTCGTCCATATTTTATCCTTTAATACCCGAATAGGCGGTCACTTGGTCTGTATTTTGAAGAAGTGTTAGGGTCAACATCCCAATTAGAAGACCTCGGTCTAGACATACATCCATAACGAAGAGCATCATAAAGGTGGTCTTCAGCTTTTGTATCTACATCTTCAACATTATCTTTATCTAAAGGGAGGACAGGAAGCTGAGCAATGAGGTTTGTACAAGAATTGAAAATCAACAATCTAGGCTCTTCTAGCCAATCGTCTACTTGAAGACGACGATGAACCTCAACCTTACCACTTACTCTGCTCCCCTTACTTCTGTCAGAAGGTCTCCACCTATTTTTAGCCATTTGGTTATAGATACTAACCCCAATATCACCTCTTTGATGCCAGCAACTGCTATCCAAGATCCCGTAGCTGATAATGCCATCATCTTTTTCAAGATCAGCAATTATATCACTAAGGTCACTAGCTAGCGTTCTGCTTACATAAAGCTCACGATAAACGATTAATTGTTCAGAAGGAGTTACTGCAAACCATAACACAGCACTAAAACTACCATATCCATAATCGCACGATCTAAACTTTCTCCATCCATAAGGGATCTCAAAAGGTTCACACACATGGATCTCTCTATTCCACTCAGGGAAAGCCGCACCACTGATCACGTCCCAGTCACCATAAAGAAGTCTTCTTTTCTCGTGCTCAGGGAGTGAGAGAAGCATAGCCTCATACTGTCCATCATCGTATAGATACGGGTTGTCCGACAACTTAGCCGGGATAAACCTACGTTGAAAGAGGGGTTGGCCTGCTTTAGAATGGTCACGAGGGTAAGAAAGGGTTTCTCCTGTTTCGATATTCGTAGCATCGAAAGCTTTGCCCCAAGGGGCTGGATCAATAAACATCTTCTTAACCCATGTATGACCAACTCCACCACTGTTTGTTGTGGCTCTCATATAAAGTTTTAGTGTAGGGTCTTTAGTACGAAGTCTGGACCTCATGTAGTCCCAAGCGTAGGGTGTAGCCCACTGAGTAAGCTCGTCAAAGCCTATGTAGTTATAAGCCTGACCTTGGTAACGAGTAACATCTGAGTCAGCATCAAGGTAGGAAAGCCAAAGCCTTCCACCCTTAGGGCTTCTCCAAGTGTTATCCACTCTGTTAAACTTACTTCCGGGATACACCTTAGGATAGAGTTCTTGACTCTGTTGAATAAGATCTCTAAGTTCTTCTGTCGTCTTACGGACAATTACCCCACTAAAATTGGGGTTATTAAAATCTCGTATGGGGTCGGCTAAGAGAGCGAAAGATTTTCCCAAGGCAAAGTTTAAACATAGTACCAAGTAGGATAATTAACAGACTTTAGTCTGTGAACTACAAGTTGTCTATAACTGTTAAGCTGTCTAGCAGCCTCTCTAACACCTTCATAAACTACTCCGTCGATTGACACCTTTTTACGTTGTTGGTTCTCAATCATTTTTTGCTTAGAGTAGGGGTTATTCATCGGGTTATTTTTAGTTGACCAAATATTAGGATGATTTTTAACCGTTTCAGGATTGTGCATAGGATTTTCGTAAAGCAAAGTATCGGAGAGTATACCTCCCACAGTTGCATTATATAACACTTTAGATTTCAATACCTCTGGTGTTACTAACTTTTGTTCACGTAATAACGCATCTTCCACACAATCAAAATACTCAAACTCAAAAGTAAAATTTTCACGACCATATTTTCTAATAGCGTGACCAAAAGGCCATTGACTATTGCTATGTTCTTTCATTCTACGTTTGAAGTTATTTGTAATTCCAATATAAGTTCTGCCACTTGGAGAAGTGGCTTTATACAAAATGTATTTCATTTTCCTACCTATTGGTACTTCGTATTTCTACGGTTTAAACTTTGCCTTGGACCATATCTTCACCCATTTCTGGGGTTCCGCGCTTCGAGACAGTAATCTCTGCCCCTACTCCCTTACGGGATGGCCTCTGAACCTTCCTAATTTCTTAGGCTTGGATGCTGATTGCCCTCACGGGTTTCCAGCAGTTCACGGAATTTATTTTGACCCATTACTGGGAAAGGAGGCGGAGAACCAAGACTTAGGTTCACCTCCAGCCGCACCACCATACAGTACCTCTCTTTCAGAGGCAGAGAGGAAATCTGTCTGAGGGCCTTTGTTAGGCTTAAAGATAATATCTTCCTCAGTCTCCTCAATCTCTTCGTCTTTAGTCAGAACTATCTGACTTACTTTTTCTAGCCCCGAGGGTTTTTTCTTCGAGGGATTGAACCTTGGCCCTAGTCTCTTCGATCCTGTTGGCCCAGATTTTAAGAGTTTGAGCCGCTGTTCTTCTTCGTTGTTCACTGATTAATCTCTTTTTCAATCCCATGTGGGAGATGTAACGGCCTGTAACTGTACTAAGCCATGCCGCTACTTCTCGGTAGGAGTATTGTTTAAGATGTTCTTTTGCTAAAACTAAAGCTTCCAACTCTAAAGGAACTGGTAGAAGAAGCTCTTTATCCTCTGGATCTTGGATATACCCAAAAGGGATGGTAGTGGAAACACGAGGAATAACTAACCAATCTGAGTCCATAGCAAAGGAAAGTTGGTCAGCTTCCGTCATTTAACAATCCTTTTTTACCATGCCGCCCTTTTTATAGAGCCGGTTCTTTGCCATAAATTTGTCTGCTACATTCTGTCTCTTGTCTTTAGTATCAGAACTGATAGCAGGAGCAGCGTTCCTCTTAGCTCTACTTTCGTAGCGAGCAGCCTTGTTAGTGGCCTTGTCTGCCTTACGTTCAGCCGTAGCTTCAGCCTTAGTACGCTTAGCGACAGGACGGGCCTTAGGGCCATCTACAGCAGCAGGGGGCCGAGCTTTAGGGGTGGCAGGGCCATCCGCCTCTTTTAACTTAGTATTGTAGCTCTTGCCATTCCAAGTAAAAACAGATTTACCAGAAGCACGAGCAGCCCTAAAGGCTGACTTAAAATCACTAGCCATTACTTGTCCACCACACAGTAAATGTTACGAGCCTTTTCAATGTCCTTAAAGACATCAATATTGTCCGTGAAGTCTTCAATCTTCTCATTCAGGTCTACACCTGCAATAGACGCATACAGATTACCATAAGCAATCCAAGCTTCTAATTTACGCTGTTCGTCAGCTAAACGAGAACAAAGCTCAGGGTTAGTCATCACTTCAGGTTCTGGTAAGTAGGGAGCAGGAGCCTCTGGAAGGCCCTCTGCACAAGCCGTCAGGAACAAACCTGCTACAGCAATAATAACATATTTAAACAAGTTTATCTCCTTTAATAGGCTGCTCTTCTAGTAGAGCTTTTTCGCTCCATACATCTACCTTCTCTCCACGTTCTACCAATTTATCTGTAGGCCATGCAGTGGTTAGTGCCATAGTGCGTTCTGTAAATTTACTTAATACAGGTAGTAGGTCTGAATAAGCTTTATCCTCTAAGCACTCTGGAGAGATAGAGTACAGCCCTGCGTTAGCACCACTTTCAATAAGCACTGGACGTATCCAGTTTCCCCCCGGAGGGGTGTCAGTGGCCTTCCACAAGGCTGTAGCTTCTTCTTCAGTCATTACTAAAAACTGAGGCATTAGACGTTCGCTCCTATGGCGGTCATGGCGGTGTTCAGTCGGTTGTAGATCGCCAGCATGTCAGCGTCGGTGAGGCCGCCGCCACTGTGCGCGGCCGCGTATCGCTTGTCGTCGTAGATGGAAGATGAGCGCCCAACGCAAAGGTTGGCTGCTGTAATAGAGGTTGAGGTGGTAGTGCCACCAGCAGCAGCGGTGCCGTTCATGGCGCCGCGCTTGGTCGATGCGCCGGTGCGGGTAGCGATGCGGTGGCCGCTGACCGAGGCTGGAGAGGACAGGGTGCTGTAGGTTTCATTCGTGGCGTCATTGATCTGCGCCGTCTGGGTGCCCGAGGTGCCGCGGGTGTGGATGAACAGGGTCGAGCTACTGGTCTGGCCCATGGAGCGCTGCGCCGTGGTCGAGCCGCCGTTGATCCAGACCCCGATATGCGCACTGTTGAGGGCGAAGACGTTGCCCCCGGCGTTCGGGACCTCGCCAAAATCCAGGTGCATGTTCGAGGCGTTGCCAGTGAAGCCTCTATCCGTGGTGAAGGTCATAGAGTTGACCCGACTTGCCACCTTGCTAGGAGTTCGTAAGTTAACCCGCCCGGCTTGTTCAGTTTCGGCGGCCATCATAAGAAGCCAGTCGAGCTTGGTCCAAACGCTGTCGGTTTTCAGACCCGCGATCAGGGCGGTAAGGATAACCTCACGACCGAGAGACGGTGGAGTGGTGCAGGCTGCGCGGTACAGGTTCATCTCGGCCAGACGTGGGATGACTGTTTTGTCGTCGCTGTCGAGACCATTACCTACCGCATTCACGGCCCGAAGCTCGACGGTGACTTGGACACTATTCGCGAGGCCGGTGACATCACGTGCACCGGTGCTGGTACCGGACATAGTTACCCAAGACCCTCCATTAATGCGATATTGAAGCGCGGTCAAGGCCGAGCTACCGTTATAAGGTATGGCCGAAACTGTAATAGTAATCGCTCCGTCGGTGTTTTTATCCGCGACAGACCATTGACCCGAAGAGAAAGCAGCGGGGGCTGTGGCGGCACTACCACCAGAAGCTATTTCAAAGCCCCAGCCTCCGTTGATCATCCATTCCATATTAGACCCCTAGAGCAGATACGAATACTCGGCCATCAATAATAGAATAGACCTTTACGGTGGCCCCTTCTTCGTATACAACAGGGCGTTCCGGGGGAACTGCAATACCTGCATCAGTTGGGGTGTTAACGTCAGTGGCTTCTGTAGTGAAGAAAGCCATCATTGACCCTCTATTCTGTACAGCAGTTCTCACTGTAGCACTAGTTAATACTGTAGTCCACGTATTAGCTGGGACTGATACAAAGGGCATATCATCTTCCTTTATGTTTAGGCTGTTTACTTCTATTAGCCTTACGGCTTAAAACTTGTTTATTTTTAGCCGAGTTATCTAAAGGATTAAAGTTTTTATGGTCAATCTCTTTATTATCACCCTTATGAACAGCTCCAGTCTTTAGAGCAGATCGTCTAGCGTTGTTCCTTGCGGCCCTACGCTTCTTTTGTTCGTCTGAGGCATGATAATCGTCATATTCTTTTCAACATCGATAGTCTCGCTTACGCTTAACCATCTTGTACCTCCATATCCCTCTTTGGATTATGTTGAGCCACAGCCCTACAAACTTCTATAAAAGTTTCAAGGGGCATGTCGGACCTCCAAGAGTTTACAGCACGACATACTAGCTGAATGTTGTCTAAAGTATACGAACCCCCTGCGTCAATGCGATCAACAGAAGCATTAGTCCAAAACTTTATACCTTTTTCAAGGTTACATGTTAAAAAGTTACCACTTATAGCGCACTTTTTATCCTGTTTATGTAAGATAAACAGTAAATCCTCTTTAGTAAGATTATCTCTTTTACGACCTGAGGAGTAGAGTAATCTAGAAAGATACCTCTCCCAGTTTCCAGAAATCTCTTTATATTGAGATTTTGTAGTAACTTTCTCAGACATGTACTTAAATTTTCCCTTGCACTGTTCAGAACAAAATTTATGTGCCCCAGAAAAAGGTTTAAATTCTGTACTGCAAACTACGCAAGTTTTTAATTTTACTTCTAAACAAGTGTGGAAAGGTTTTCCATTAAAACTAGTCAATTTCATCATCCTTACGAGGGAGATAGAACAGACCCCCACCCTTGACTTCTACTTTTTCAGTTTTGGACAAACCAACACGGTCAAGAACGTCCTTAGCAACTACAATCTTCTCTTTAATCCCCAACTCTGTGGGGTTAGTAAGCACTTCTACAAGTGAAATAGCTGCCTTAGGGGCAGAACGAGAGAGAAAAGCTTTAGTTGCATCAAGGATCTCATCCTCTAATGATTTGCAGAGGTCAGAGGTGGGGTATGTGTCGGAATACCCAGCTAAAACTTTCGCCTTAGCCGGGCTTCCTTGAGCTTCATCGCTAAATAAAAACTGTAAAAACAGCTTTTGTCTGTCTGTAAGTTGTTTTTTAGCCATTTTATCTCTTTCTTATGGTGTCGCCCCTATATAACTGCCGTAGGGGAGCCTGTCGAAGATTAATTGAGGGGAAGTTTGAGTGTAAGGGGGAGGGAAGACACTAACTCCATGGTCTCCACCAACAAAAACATCACCTGTAAGCGGGTGAACAGTTAAACTACTCTGAGTGATGAGCTCTCTAACCCCAGTGTAGGGACTAGTACCGTTTCCACTAAGAGAGTCCCATGCTACCGAGTCTGTATCTCCAACATTTCTACCACCTGTAGTAGTTCTAAATAAGTTCTGTTGACCGGGAAGGTCAGTAGTGCAGTACATCACATTAGGGAACCTAGCGTCAATAGCTATTCGTTCAATACCTGTAGCAAAGGGGTGTGTGGTAGCATTACGAGCAGCCCCTGTAGCTCCATAGAGGTTCAAGAGAACGAAAGTTCTTGTAGAAGCAGAAGTACCTGTAGATAGATCGTACCTTCTTAGTCTGTAGTTCGAGGAGTCTCTAACATAGACAATATTAGGATCTGTTGGATGAGCGCAGAAAACTGCGTACCTATTAGTACCAAGGATGGTGTAAGGAAGAGTCAACACTGTTTGCCAACTTGCTCCATTGTCTCCAGACCTTTTAAGGGTGTCAGGATTACCTGAAGCGTAGTTCATAGCAAAGAAGTAGTTAGTACCTGTGAGTTTCTGAGTAGAGCCACAAACAATATCACTGGAAGTTAACCCAGTCATAATTGTAGTGCTCCAAACAGCCCATTTACCATCAGTGGATCTAATATTACTCCACAAGATTTTACCGGGATCTGAGTAGTTATAGAAGAACCCAGCGCCCTTACCACCAGTGTAAGTTTTAGCTAAAGAAGACCATGTACTACCATTATCGTTTGTATAGATAAGTTTCCCTGCAAGGCTGTAGTCCCCCAGAGATTGTATGGCAATAGCGTTTTCCATCACCCCTGTAACAGAGTTAGCAAAACTACTAGGGTGAACTGCGCAAGCTGTACAAGTAAACCCAGCAGCCCCTGCATCTGCAACTGCGGCATCTGGACGAGTGGTTTTAAGAAAACTTTGAGCTCCATTAATAGTGATTTTTCCACCCTTATCGTAATAAGGGAACATCATTTTGTTAGCGTTAGAAATGGAGAACACACCAAAAGAGGGAGTTAAATACTTCCAGTTAGACCCATTAAAACCTGCTTGACTAAGCTGCCATGTAGCCCCACTATCTTCAGAACGATAATGGTTATTACCGTAAAGGAAGCCACTCTGTCGTCCTGAGACAAACACCCTACGCCTTTGAGCAGCAGGGGTTACACCCGGACTTGGTGTGTTATGGAATACAGCATGATTATGCCCATTCGCACACATCCAAGGAGTAGAGGCAGTAGTAGTAGTGGACTCTCCGGGCCTATGTTCTACAGTGTTTCTAGCAATCAAACTCCCAAAAGTTGTAAGATTATTGCAAACGTAGAAACGAGAAGCAGTAGAAGTTTCAGGAGTGGAAGAGGTAGCAATAATAAAGTTAGGATCGTACGGAGATATAAAAGCTGTACCAAAAGAGTGGAAAGTATTTACTTCAGTGTAAGTACCACTAGCTCCACCTGTAGTGCTCCTCCAGATACCCCCACCACTTTTAGCAGCAATAACTGTTAGGCCGTCAGACGACACATAAGCAGGAGTGAGGAAAGATCCACTCAACACTAGGGTGTAAGTGACGGTAGAACTAAAAGCGTTGGTAATTTTATACAAACCAGCACTAGAAGAGACGTAGAAAGTGCTTTGGTTATTAGGATCACAAACAATATGTTGAGCTTTACCCTTATCTGTCCCCCAAGCATTCGTTGAAGTAAGCTGAGTCCAAGCCCCAGAAGTCTCTCCACCAGTGATGGTACGATAAGTAAGAGAGGATGTACTCTCACTAGTCTGAAGAATAACAAACCAATGAGTAGCCTTAGTAGCTCCTACAGCGGGCCATGCCCAACCAATAGCACTATTTCTAATAGTGTTGGTTTTAATACTCGTAGCGTTAATAACTTTAACGCCAGTCTCTAATCCGTCGCCAGAGTAGTACAAACCTTGGTGGACATCAGCTCCACCGAAAGTACCACCCTGATAAGCAAACACACGATCAGGATCGACAGGATCAACTCCTAAACCTTCACCCTGTGTAGAGTAGATGCCCTTACGAGTAGGGCGGGTCCAAGTCTTACCAAAATCGTTTGACCTCCAAGGGCCCCCTGAGTCTTGGTTCATATACACTCTGTCAGGGAAGTTGTAGCAATTCTTAACAGCAGTCATCTGCTGCATACCATCACCACACACATAACCAATAGTAGCAAACTCATCCGCAGTAGCAAGAGGTAAGATACGAGAAAGAGGAGCAGTTGCTGGAGGAGTGTCAGTGGTAAGCTGTAGGGTCTGTACTAGAGCAGCAGATGCACCACTAAAATTAGCGCTAAAAGCTGGAGTAGTGAGAGCGTCTGTCGTATAGATTAAGTGATGAGTCTTTTCTTGACCTATAACATTAGAGGTGTTACCCGTTCTAGTGTTGTTGGCGTAAAGAAACTCCCTAATAATAGGGGTCTCATCTGTAGCTGTACAGGCACGAGCAATCCACCTGTTAGCCACTGTAGGGTGTGGGATACAGGGGTAGTAGCCAGTACCGGGGCCAGTGCCTGCTACGTGAGCATCACCTCTCCACCACAGTCTAGTGACGTTGGAGAGAGCAGCTACTCCGGGAGGAGGTGCTGTAAGGTCAAAGTGCCAAGTAGCAAAACCAGCAGGGACGTTAGTGGCAGTACCACCTGTAGTATCTGCACGAATAGTGAGAACCACATCAGCTAAATTGATAACTCCCATGATGACACTCATCTGGAAATTAGTTTCTACGTACCCACTAGCATTAGCAGCTCTCACCGTCACTGTCTGTAATGCTTGGAGAGAGGTTTTAGCTATTGTGATTACACCTGTGGTGGAATTAATCGTAACACCAGCACCTGTAATAGAGTAGGTGGAGACGCTTCCTGAGAAAGCAGGAGCAGAGGCTACGGTAATAGCCGTAGTGCCACGAATAAGATCAACCTGAGAAGCAATAGCTGTGCCTGACAACGTAGGGGGAGTCCCTGCGGCAGCAACAACAGCTACGTTAAAGCTTCTAGTTAAAGCTCCACCAGTGTTTGTAGCCCTCACTCCCACGCTTGTGCTAGAGAGAAGACTTGTAGTGACTGTAGAGACAATACCTGTAGCAGCCCCTACGCTAACACCAGTAACTGGGGTGGGAATATCATAGACGATATTACTACCCACAAACCCAACAGAAGCGTCGAAAGTACGAACACCACTGTTCTGTGGGTAAGATTGAGTAGGGAGAGTTACACCACTAGAGACAGGAGCAGCATCTGTGATATCAAGAAGGAATGTATCTTCTGCATATCCACCAGAGTTGGTAGCTCTAACAGTGATGGTTGTGTCGTCTTGAATATCTACAGTGGGGATGCCTACAACACCTTCATTAATGGTGATACCCACTGGACCTGTAATAGTCCATGTACGATTACTACCTGTGAAAACAGCAGCTACGTTATAGGACTGATTACCAGTGTTCTGGACAAAAGTTTGATCTGCTAAGCCAGCCCCAATAGTGGGAGCAACATATCTAACAGAAACGCTTGCACTCGTAACAGGAACTGTGTAATTACCATTAACAGCAGTTTCACGAATATAAAGATTAGAGAAGTCATCAGTAGCTAAGATGGTGTAGGTGGCACCTGTAACGATACCTTCTACAATCACTGCATCATTTCTCATTAAATCTTTTTGTACGGTGGTAGCGTCAGTCCATGTACCTTCTGTATAAGTAAGAACAGACCCCGGAAAGTTGTTGCCTGTTAACAGAGGAAGGACCGTATTTACAGGGATCGTACCCGTTAAAATTGGAGCAGGGAACTCAACAAAGCCTCCACTCGCAGATGGAATAACTCTAGGTCCGTGCCTTGTAAATAAGATATTGGTCATATATTTTTAACTTTCAATCTCAAATTGGTTGTGATGTAGGCGTTGTTAGAAGCAGCAGTTTGACTTCCTGCACCAGCAGCCCAAGAGCTTACAACAGTGTTAGAGTCTCCTGCCCTTAATTCCACAACGTTAGCTGATCTCACAGCCCTCTGGGTAAGACGTGCGTCCAGCGTACCTGTAGATGCTCCACCCTTTAAAGCTTGAAAATGTACCACCATACTAGGATCAGGGAACAACAATCCACTCTGAGGAGTGAAAAGAAGTGCTCCATTCTCTACAGTAGAGGCCCCAGCACCAGCAGCTTCTGAAACAAAGCTCACTTCAGTGAGGGGGGTATTACGATCAATACCAGAATAGAACATGGTGAAGATACGAGTAGCGTTTGTAATGCTGATTGAAGCTACTGTACCGTTAGGTACGAACTTATGAAACACGCTTACAGAGAGCGCCACACTAGGGTGAGCATAATTAAGAGAGGTTCCAGCAGATGTTACATTGCTATAGCTAGTGTCAGTGAAGACAGGGAGGGTTGTAGAGTTGCTGTTATAAGCGCATACAACTAAAAAGTCATCATCAAAATAATTAGTGTTATAGGTTCCAATAGTAACAGCACCTATGGTAGCTCCACCAACGTTAGCTTGATGTCTATAAGCTGCTGTACCTAATCTTTTACCACCAAAATCTACGCCCCCTCTAATCATACGATCTGTCCTGTGTTACGGATGTAGTAGTTGCCGTTAGGCCAACGACTAACCAAAAGCATTGTAGTTTTGTTAGCTTCTAAGGAGATTGAGAGAGCATCACTACCAAGGGTGAAGATGTCAGCGCCACTCTCTGCTAGGGTGTAGTCATCGCTGTTCGTAATGAACAAAGTCCTAGTTTCACCAATAGCTAAGCCTGTAATGGCAGTGATTGTAGAGTTGGCATTAAGGGTGATGTGAGCAGCAGTGTGGTAAGCTTGATAAGGAACTGTGAAATCTCCACTCACTGCATTCGTATAAACTGTTTGAGCAGGTTGTAAGAGTTCCCACAAACCTTCTCCGTTATACCAGACAGTGACTCCATCGTCATCTGTACCAAGGAGGGAAAGATCAGGAGCAACCTCTCCAGTGGAAATAGGCTGAACCAGCAAGCTGATACGATCAGTAGCTTCAGACCCACCATCACTCACCATCAGATTTACAAGAGCGTCTCCAATAAGAGGCTGTTCTGTACCATCTGCTTCATAAGCAATAATCGCTGTCTTGAAAGCTACAGCAGTGTTCTGGAGAGCCGTGTCAGCCAAGGCTAACGAAGCAATGCTTCCAGACGAAAGAGAAAGGGTACGAGAAGTAGAGAGGTCTCCACCTCCCGTAAGCCCTGTACCTGCTGAAATAGTTATAGCAGGTTGAACCGCTGTGTCAGCAAGAACCAAAGAGGCAATGCTACCAGCAGATAAACTGATTGTTCTGTTGGCACTCAAGTCACCACCACCGGTAAGGCCAGTGCCTGCGGAGATAGAACGAGTGTCAGCAACGAAAGAGACAGTGGCACCCTGTAGAGAGTTGGCACTAGCCCATACGGCGTATTGACCAGCAGTAGGAATACCTACGATGCTGATGGCACCTCCACCACCACCCCCACCACCGGGAACGTTGACGAGGTTAGAAGCATCTAATGCTGGAAGTTTTTGTCCATCCAGTACCTCAATGAGATTACCAGTGGATGTACCTACGTTACGAGTAGCAGCACTACCAAGAGCAGGTTTGTTAATGATGTCGTTGTAATCAACTGGACCACCATCTACACCATTCTCTTCGATCTCTTCAATCCTCGCATAGAGGTCACTGAAGTTATCGTTAATCTTAGCACCACCCGTACGGGCTCCATCACCTGTACCATCATTAGCGGTAGTACCAATATTAATTAATTGCTGAGCCATCCTTATTCCTCATCAAAGGTGGCTGTAGTGCCACTAAAATCCATAAGTGTAGAGTCGAACGAAAGAGGGATCCTAGTCCCTAAATTAAAGAAATGGCACATCTCATCAAATCTGAATACGTCATTGTCAAACGACACGTATGTAGGACATGAGGGGACGCTGTATGCTTCGTCGTCTCCACCCAGTCCCCATCCATGATGTTTAACTCTGTTATTCTGTCTCGGAAAGGACGCCATAAAACCCTCATACATTCTTATACATGGAGTTGCATCAACTACCGTTGTCATGAACTCTTATATTATATATTCTATAAACATTACATACATTCAATCGTATCCAATTACCATTGTATGTGATTGATAATTGATATATAATATGAAACAATGGATAGAGCATAGATTGGTTGCTTTATATTACTTTTTCGTTCGAAAAAAAAGTTGTAAAATAATTTTCATGTTTTTGTTAAACAGTTGATAAAGCTTGATATAAATATTTTCACTTTTGCTCACAACTTTTTTCGCATTTTATGCGTAGAAGGAGTCTATCGGGCTAAGTGTAGCCCTCAGACAGAAGAACGGCCTTTG